TATAAACAAGATCACTGCAAACGAAATGACCCCATTATTCAGACAAGTATATAACGCACTATTCCGCCCGGACAAAAGAAGACTACACGGCGAGAAGTGCAACATTGAGTATAACACTGAGAACCTAACAAGACTAATCGAAATATATACCGCGCTAGCGGGGGACTATAACATATTGCCTAGTATGGAGGGACTCGAACTGCTGACGGGGGTTAATGTTAACGCTTTTACGGAATATGTTACCAATGCGCGAGGATTAATCTCTAAAACGCGCCGATTTTGGGTGCAGAATGCTTTACAAGGATTTCCAATAGGAGTCGTCACATTAGCCAATCACGATATAGATACGGGACTTTGTTATAACAGGCAAGATATAACAGATCGGGCGACAGTGAGCAAGGCGCTAAGCTTCAATGACTTGGTGAAGATCGCGGAAAAATCAGATGATACACAAGATATAGTGGTAACAGATAATTAAATACTATATGTTGTGTATTGGTGGTGCGTTAAAGTAATCTTTAGCGAATAGTTTACCATGATCCGCGCTATTACGGGGGCTGTCGTCTATCTTGGAGAAATAACCCCCGGGGGGTCTATCGAACAGATGTTCGGGGGCGGGAGTTACCCCCGCAAGTTCCGAAAAACCAAAAAGGGGTATACCCTCGAAAAATCAACAAAAAACGGGGTTTTTTAGGGTGAAAAAGCGGATAAAGGGAGAATTGGGGTATACCCTTGTGGTTGACACGTTTAATGGCATTTTAAGGAGTGAGGTGTAAACACTATGCCGACAAAGGACACGAAGATCATCACATTAAGAGTTCCGAACAGAGTAGATTTTGGCGACGTAAATCTCCATAAATTCATCACGAATTTGTACGACATGGTAAACATAGGCGCGATAGAGATAGTGAACAATGAGCTTGTGATGCCGGAAGGGAACTGCGAGGAATGTCCTGCGAGGATAGCGCACGAAAAGGTAAAAGAAATATGCCACGACAGGAATATGAGCGAAAATCAGTTCTTTCAGGCGGTAAGAAGGTAAAAATCGCCAAAAATTTTTCGCTTACGCGAAGGGAGGAAGAAATGAAGAACAAGTGCGACAAAGAGTGTTTTGCAAATCAGTTTGGGAAATGTACTTGTTTAACGGAAGCGATACCGGGCAAGTGTCCATTTCAGAGGACGGACATAACAATGAAACATCAGGTCGCGGATATAACGAAGTATAACTCAACGAGGTCAGTGTATGGCGAACCTGATTGACCTTGAGAACTTAGTGGTACAACTTGATAGTAAGTATATGCAACAGGGGTATCTTGATGAAAACATGATGGATGCCTATGTAAAATACGCCACATTTGCGATATTTCAACTTCACGAATACGAATATGGGCGCAGTTTGGCGAAACTTACAATGTCAAAGGTCAAACAGACGGTAAAAAAGGCGGGATTTAAAAACATATGGGATTTGGAACAACGGATATGGGGGCAAACTTCGTATTTGTTGGACGGATTTTATGATTTGTGTTTGATACGGTCATTTTGGGATCTTGAGTGTTTCATTTTCTACATGGAGCGCGACAGAGTGCAGTCGAAGAGGTTTTATCTGCCGAGGAAAGACACGCTGAAGGTTGTAGTAAAGGATTTAGAGGATCTGTCCAACCGGGTTATTAAGTTTTTGGGTGTATCGTTGCCACCGCGTGTTGGGAAGGCTTTAGCTTACGATACACCGATATTAACTCGTAACGGATGGAAAAACCACGGTGATTTAACTATCCGGGATGAGGTTATAGGACTTGACGGCAAATTTAAGAAGGTTATTGCTATACACAACCCTTGCGATATGGAATATAAAGTCACATTCAGTGACGGTGAGGAAATCATTTGTCACGGACGGCATGAGTGGGTTGTAAAAGATCGTTGTAAACAAAAAACCGTCACTATCGAAACGCAGGATATGATAGGCAAGTGTATTAATAAGGACGGTCATAAGCGGTTTTTAATTCCTTATAGCGAGATTATAGAGGGTGAGGATAAAAATTTACTTGTTGATCCGTACACTTTGGGCGTGTGGCTTGGTGATGGGCGCAATAAAAATCCTGACGTGTGCATGGCAGAGGATGATTTTGCCGTTGTCCAGAAAATACTTGACAATGGTTATGAATTAGCATGGCAGACAAAACACAAAACAACAGGTGTGAGATATTACGGTTTTAGAGAATTAAGAGATCAATTACAAGCCTACGGGATGTGTCACAGTAGACGCACTGTACCTAAACATATTCCTGATGAATATTTAACAGCCACAAAACAGAAAAGACTTGAATTACTTGCCGGACTTCTCGATACAGACGGGTCATTAAGGCAGCAGGAACATAGATACACATTTTCAACGTCTGAAGAAAGTTTAAGGGATAGTGTAATATCTTTAGTCAACTCCTTCGGATGGAGAACTTGTGTAGTAAAATATGCGCCCACAACAAGTTCAAGTGGCGTAAAGGCGAAAAAGGCTCATTATGCTATAAGTTTCAATCCGACAGAATACATACCCTGTCAACTTAAAAGGAAGCAACTGCATGAGTTCTCAAAAAAACGTAGTATCACTATTGAAAAAATCGAACGGTGTGAAGGGCAACAAGGGAACTGTATTACGGTAGAGGACGGCATATATTTAGCCGGGAAAACCCTTAAACCGACACATAATAGCACTAATTGTATATTTTTCCTTGCATGGTTGGGAATGAAGCGCCCAAACTCACATTCAGCTATGGGCGGTCATTCGGGAGTGCTGACAAAAGGCTTTTACAAGGAACTGATGAACCTATTTGACAGCGCAGAGTACCGATTTGCGGAAATTTACAAGTTTTGGCATGAAAAAGAGCAGAAAGTGATTGCGGACAAGTCAGCAGAGGACTTAACGATCAATCTCGGAAAGCCGGATAGGTTCTCGACTATCACTTGTCGTTCAATAGATGCCACATGGACGGGTGCGGTAGACGTTTCATGGGATGGTGTACTATATGTGGATGACCTTGTGCGAGATCGTGAACATTCACTGTCACCTATTCGTATGGAAAACACATGGCAGGAATATCTTAACAAGATGGTTGACCGTAAAAGTGGTTACAATCCTTCACCTGAAAGTATTGACTTGGGATTTGATATAGACCTCTGTTTTGACTTTGCGGGAGCGTGTGAGCTTATGGTCGGTACGTTATGGAACGTCTATGATCCGTTATATAGGCTCGAACAGTTATATTCAGGCGACCCGTTATACCGATTTAGGAAAATCCCGGCGTTAAATGACAATGACGAGAGTAATTTCAACTATCCCGTGAACGGATTTACCACAGAATACTACAAAGATATGCGGGAGAGGTTAGATGAACCTGAATGGATGGCTAAATATCAGCAATCTCCGTTTGTTCGTGAAGGTATCTTGTATAAACCGTCAGAGTGTAGGTATTTTAATGGCGAAATAACCGAAACAGTCAATAAAGTAATCGGTGTGCTTGATCCTGCTGTCGGTGGCGGCGATTACCTGTCAATGATTATCATAGCCGAGGGAAAGAAGAAGTATGCTATTGATTGGGTATATTCCAAAGAAACGAAGGGCAAAACGATACCCGAACTTGTAGCCAAGATCAAATATCACAACATATCTGAAGTTCACTATGAGCGAAACGGCATAGGAAGGGTCTTTGATGACGAATTGACACAAGCCTTGCATAAAGCTGACTATTTCAGATGCAAAATGACATCATTTGTCGCGCCGGAGGGCATGAGCAAGGAAGAAAAGATTATAGGATATTCGGATTGGGTCAAGGGAAACATCTATTTCATAGACGAAACGGCAAAATCTACAACTTACTCCCGGTCAGATCAGTACCAGACCGCACTTAATCATACGTTCATTTACACGTCTGTAGGTAAAAACAAGTACGATGACGCACCCGATAACCTAGCGCAAGTCGGAAGGGTGTATGAGCGACAGAGAAACGGCACTATTGACGTAATATTAAATCCGTTTAGGAGGTAGAGGGTATATAGTATGTATGACGAATTAAGAGAACTTAACGAAAGAATACAAAGAAAGCAGGAACATATTGACGAGTTAAGAGCGGCTTTGACTTCGTTAAGTGCGCCTATTGGTGTGGTAGTACAATCATCTCATAGTGATAGGATGGCGGCATTGACTTGTAAGGTCATTATGGCAGAAAAACAGTTAGACAGCATGATCGACAAGTACGCTGATATGAAAGAAAAGGCGGCAAGAGAGATATTTTTAGTCAAAAATGAAGCCTATCAAGATATTTTATATATGCACTACATCGAGTACAAATCTTTAGGTGAAATAGCCCGAATTAAGGGCAAAACAGCGGGTGCAATTAAAGTTATGAATAACCGGGCTTTAAAATCGTTAAAAAAACAGTTGACGTAACAAGGTAACTTTGGTAAGTAGCAAAATGAAGTGTTGTCAAGGCGAGGACTTTTCCCCGCCTTTTTCGGTGGAAAAATGAAAGATTTAAAGCTAAACAGATTACCCTTCAATGAGGTATGTCAAAATTCTTTTGGACGTAAGGTAATTTATACCAACGCCCGAAAGATCACATCCGAAAACGTAGTCAAGGAACTGTCAAAAGCATTAACGCAACATAGACAGAAC